CTCCTCCGAGCCATACCGCTGCGGACTGGGGAGGCGGATGTTGTTTTTCTCTCCATTAGGCGCGAATCTCCGTCTCTACGGAGGGAACCCATGAAAAAAACGAAGAAGAAAGCCAAACGCGAGACTTCAAAACAGCGTATCGAGCAGCTTGAAAAGCAGATTTTGGAGGCGGAAGCGCTCTTGGCGACGCTCGCTCCAGGACGTGGCGTTGGTTTAGCGAATAGGATTCTGCAATTGCGCCGGCTCTTGAGCGTTGAGCGAGTCCATGCAGTTTCAGGATTCAATCGAATTCACCATCACACTGTGTCTGGGTGCTATGGCACCGGTCGCCGGACCCGCTGAGGCCGCCTCATTGGCAATGTTCCTGGCGGCTAAGCCGGAAGTGAGCAGAGCCGTTGATTCCCGGCTTGCGCAAGACAGGCCGGTATACCGAGAGCTGAACCCCGTTACTGGCGGCAGTTATCAGCTCCTATTCGATGTCTTCCCCTGACTGCAGCGCCGTTTGCCGCGCGGCGCAGCCAGATTCTTGCCCATTACCGCCGGGGTGGCGGGGCGCATCGCATGCGGGTCGTTCGCACGGTTCGGGCATTTCGCCCTCGATCAGCCGTCTCTGGTCGCCCTGAGCGAGGGTCGCCATCGCGTTGGTAGGTGTTGCCTCAGCACCTATCTGATCGCCGGTCGCCGCAGAGGCGATGCGTTCTGCTGTTGATGTTGCTCACCCGACTTTCTGTCGCCCCACGGGTGATGGCCGGGGCTGCCTCGCCGCGTTGCGGCTAGCTGTTCATGGCGCGGGTTGTGAAAGAGCGGTCGGCTCGGTGGCCTGGCCGGCGGTGTGTTGCTGGCGTTAAGTGAAAAGTAAGCTAATGCCTAATTATTGTAAATAGCCAATGCCTAATTTTTAAGTTTGCGCACTAACTATCTGTAGGTGAGCGAAGCGGGCTTGCAGATTTTTGAGTCAGAAAATACTGTATGAATAAACAGTAACTGGAGGATGGCTGTGCAGAAGAGCACCCAGGGAAAAGGACAGGTCTCTCCGGTAGAGAAGGTGCGTCTACGGGTATCAGCGATGATCAGTAGCCCGCAGGCTCAGGCGGAGCGCAGGGCGTCAATCTGGAAGGCGCAGGGGGATTCGGAAGAGGCCTGGCTGCAGGTGCTGGAGGAGTTGGCCGAAATCGATGGACTCGAGATGTCGCTGGGGGAGGAGGGAGTGGTTACGCTCACCTGGGAGGCGGGAGAGGAGGAGGGCGTTGAAGTGGTCGATGGGATTGAACTGGTGCAGGAGCTGGACATGATGGTACAGCGCCTTCACGAGGAGCGGATCTAGATTGAAGAAAAAGCCCGCGTTCTGCGGGCTTTTTGAGGTGTGGCGTCTTTTAACCGAGAGGTGGCGTCAGTAGGTCATAGGTCATGTTGATGCTGCCATTTCCATTGGCAATAGCCCAAATGCCCTGACCTGGAGGCACGTACAACGGATATTGTATCCCTACAGATGGGACGGGGGTGCCGATGAAAATCAAGCGCTTCGTGCTGTCACCGTATTCCGTCGGCGGAGCGGTGTCCGCAAATACCTGTACGCCGATCACGCCCGATGCGGAGTTTGCAAATAGAGTGCGGATGACCAAACCGTACAAGTTGTTTCCAGGTGCGACTATCTGTACAACAGTAGTGCCCACTGCTCGGTTGGCAAATAGAGTGCCGATGGGAGTGGGGCTTGCGAATTGTTTCATGTGCCCTCCTTGGAGTCCGTAAGTGGTAGGACCAAGCCGCGCTAGAGTCGAGGCGCGGCCTGTGCCGGACTGCTGTCTTCCCAGGCCGGCGGAGAGAATCTATCAAGGGTGGGGCGGGACGAAAAGCCCGCGGGTGGGAGGCTTCTACTGATCACCGATTGTATTGACTTCCCGTGATCCGTTTATAGCTTTCTGAAATTCCAGGCTCCCAGCACTTTGGCTTGGAAACGGACGTCCTCCATGCGGGCCTTCTGCGGCTCGAAGGACTTGTTGTCCGACACCAGCAGGTAGTGCTCGGCATCGTGGATCTGCACCCGCTTCACGAACAGGTGCTGCAGCCAGGTGAAGACGTAGACGCCTTCCTCGACGAAGTCGGTGATGCCCACGTCGACGAGGATCGGGGACTTGTCCTCGATGGTGCCCAGCATGCTCTGACCCCATCCGGTGATGATCTTGAGGTTGGCCGGATCGGTGTACTTCAGGCCGAGATCATCCAGTTGGACCCTGTCGACGACCAGATTCCTGACGAACTCGCGGTACTCGGCCGGTACCTGACCGCCGCCCATGGCAGCGCGCACGTCGTACTGGGCGATCGAAATCGAATTTCCTTTCACCAGGGTGGTGCGGCTGAAGTCGGCGTGAATCACGTTCGATGTCGTCGATTGATCGCCATCGAGAGACTCGGCTACTGCCTGCGCGATTTTCTCCTTAGCTTCGCCGCTCAACCCTTTACCGTGGCGCTGGAGCATCTCCATCACCTTTTCCGCGGCCGATGAGCCAGGGCGCTGAGGCGAACTACCTGGCGCAATAAGCTCCGCCTCCTTTTCGCTCAACCCCCAGTGTTCTGCGCCAACGACGCTTGAGAAGAACGATATCAACTCGATCAGCTTCGCTTTATCGATCCTGCCGGTGTTGATCCATCCTTGGACAGAAGGGGGCTTCACGCCGAACTGCTCTGCGAGAGCCTTTTTCGACATTTTTTTGGCGAGTCTGGCGGCCTCAATAGCGGCGCCGAGTTGGGGTCCGGTAAGCATTGCCTAATTTAACGTCAGTTGTGGTGTGGTTAGGCAATGGCTTGCCTGTGATTAGCTAATGCCTTACTCTCTCTCCTACATTCCCCGGAGAAGAGACATGACTCCAGCAGAAGCAGTGCGCCAGGCCGCCGAGCTGTTGGGCAGTCGGGCCGAGTTGGCGCGAAAGCTCAATGTGAGAGCGCCCACCGTAAGTCAATGGTGTTCAGGCGTTCGACCAATCCCCGCGAAACGTGCAGTTGAGATCGAGGCGCTCACCGCTGGTCGGGTCCTCCGAAGCGAACTGTGCCCGTCGTTCCCATGGGGTGCGGCTGCCTGAACGCACCTTACTGGCCAGGAGCCGCCACGTCATGCGAAGCGAATCGCACACCCTGATTTCCACGCTGCTCGGCGTGGTGAACCAATGGCGCCGCCGAGAGGGGTGGAGCCGAGAGACCGTAGTCCAGAACATCGTGGAGGCGCACGAACGCATCCAGGGAGCGCTGGTCACCGGCATCGTCTTCGACCCGCCAACGCGCGATACAACTGAGCGGATGAAGGTCAACGCCGACCGCGTTTTCCGCTGGCTCGACGACGGAACCAAGGACACCAACCTGGTGCCGGCGAACTTCGTACCCAGCATCCTCGCTGCGCTGCCGACTGACCTGAAGGTCCAGGCCCTGGGCGACATCCTGACGCCGCTGGGCGTATCGGTACGTTTGATCGGCGGCGATGCCGGTCAACGACCGGAGGTGCTCTGCATGCTCCGGACGCTCATCAAGGAGAACGGTGAGGCGCAGCAGGCTGTTGCCAACCTCGTCGACGGCGCCGATGACCAGGAACTGCAGGAGGCCCACCGAGAGCTCTCCGAATCCAGGGCGGCGACCGATGAGGCGCTGCGGATGATCGACCAGATGCGCCGGCCGCGCCTTGTTCAGGGGTAGCCGTGCCGTCCTTCCAGATCAACGACGAGGAGCGGGAGGCGCTCCGCGGCCTACCCATGCTTGCCCGCGAGATCTACGTGTTCGCCCTGCGCCCGTTCATGGACTTTGCAACAGGCATTGTCGGAGAGCGGCGAGGGATCTCTTGGAAGTCGATTGCCGAGGAGCTCTACGTCGAGCCGCACCAGGGCATCAAGGGCGGGGAGCCCTCCGAAAAGGAACTGCGGCGGGCGCTGGTCTGGCTGCAGAAGGTGGGGCTGGTGGGCCCCAATCTGGCCGAAAGGCGCCTGATTTTTGAGTTGCCGAAGGCTTCACGGGATCAATCCGTCCGAAAAAAAGTGGGCACTAAGTGGGCAGATGAAGCGGGCAGTTATGTGGAAGGGTCGGAGCCCAGTAACTACGCGGCTTTCCCGGAAAAAGAGGGCAGATATGTGGGAGGAGGTGAAAGTGAAAAAGTGGGCACACCTCCGGTATCCGGTATTCCTCCTACTACTCCACCGCGCGAGGACCCGCAGCCCGGACAACGATTCCCCATGCATGACGCCTGGCTACCCAGCGCCAGGGGCTGGCCCGCGACACTGACCCGTAACGGCATGAAGAACTACCAACTACGCGACGAGGATCTCCTCGAGTTCCGTAGCTACTGGATCAACCGCCCCGAGAAGTATCAGTCCCAGGGCCAGTGGGAACACGAACTTGCGCAGAACCTCCTCCGCAACCAGCGCTTCGACCAGAACAGGAGCAGCTATGGAAACCAAGCAGGAAACGCCGAAGGCCAAGCCGGCCATCGTGCCGCAAAGCGCGGCCTCTCACATCGACAGGGCCCTCGCTCAGCCGTCGACCGCGTCAACGCCATCGTCGCAGCCAACGAGGCTGCCCGACAGGCTGCTGGAACGGCTCTGGGTGAAGATGACCGAGATGTACGGGCACCGCTGGACGTCGAGTTTTGGCGACAACCCGAATCCTGACGGCGCCTGGGCTACGGTGCTCCAGGGGCTGACCGGCCAGCAATTGGCCCACGGGCTCAACATGCTGACGTTCATGGGCAGCCGGTTCGATTGGCCGCCGGCGGCGCCGACATTCCGGGAGCTCTGCTTGAGCGTCCAGCCGGAGTCGCTCGGTCTGCCGGACCACGACACCGCGTTCAACCAGGCTCTGGCGTGCCGCTACCGCCACCAGGTGGTCAAGGCCGCCGCCGAGGCCACCGGCGTTTTCGATCTGCGCACCGGCGAGGTGAACGACGATCGCCTCCGCAAGCGCTTCGGGTTCCACTACGCAGAGATGGTCCGGCGGTGGGCAAACAACATCCCGCTGAGCCAGCCCGTCATCCACGCGATTGAGCATGACACCGGGAAGAGCCTGCTGGACCTGGCCGAGGATGAGGCCGAGCAGCAGCTCCGCCGGCGGATGCAAGCCCAGGGCCTGGATGGGCTCAGTGGCGCACAGGCGCGGGAACTGCTGCTGGCCAAGATGCGCCGGAAAGCGCCGGAGGTGCGCCGTGATGCATGACCTCCGCCCGGTGATGTTCACCGTACCCGGCGAACCGGTGGGGAAGGGGAGACCGCGTATCGGTCGTGTCGGCGCCCACGCAAGGATGTTCACGCCGGCGAAGACGGCGAACTACGAGGGGTTGATTGCGCACAGCGGACAGCAGGCGATGGCAGGTCGCGCGCTGTTCGAGGGCCCGGTGCTGGTCGAGCTCGACATCGCGCTGAGCATCCCTCAATCGATGTCGAAAAAGCGGAAGTCGCTGGCGCTGGCCGGCGGCCTGTACCCCACCAAGAAGCCCGATATGGACAACGTGATCAAAGCGATCTACGACGGCCTGAACGGCGTTGTCTGGAAGGACGACGTCCAGGTCGTGAAGGCGGTGGTGGGGAAGCGCTACGGCGAAACGCCAGGCGTGCGAGTGAAAGTCGTCCCTCTCCTCGAGGGCGAGCAGTGACTACAGGAAACTACAGGGGAGAGTCGAAATGAGACTGATCAGCGCGCGCCAGGCTTGGCACGACGCCTTCTACGAGAGTCGGAGCTCAGTGCTGGCGGTGGCGGCCGACAAGGCCGCGCTGGGCAAGAAGGGGCGGGTGGCCAACGAGACGTACCCCGACCGCAAGGACACCAACGGGCGTAGCGCCCACATGCTGGCCGCGGGCCTGGTGCAGGCTGCCATCCGCTCGCTGCCGAAGCCGCTGCAGCACTTCGGCCACACGCTGTACTCGCCGCTGGCCACCGGTGACGACGTGGCGATCGCTCACGGCCTGGTCTGGATCGGCGCCGGCCTCGGCCAACTGACCCAGCGCCAGGGCGAGCGGGCTTACTGGATGGCGCTGGCGGCGATCAACTCGCACAAGCGCGCCGTCAATGGCCGCGACACACTGCGCCCGGGCGAGGTCTGCCTCTTCATCGAGGAGCGCCTCGGCTGTCGGATCGACCCCAGCCATTGGGCGCGGGATTACGCCAGTACCTGGGAGCGGCTGGCGCGCCACGTCGACAAGCTGGATGCCCAGGCGCTGAGGCCGGTCGCCGAGGTGGTGGCGAAGCAGTGCGGCCTGCGGAAGGGGCCGGGCTGGCGCTGGCACCAGGTCGACCGCGATGTGGTGGCGGTGCAGCGGGCCGAGGCCTACGCCGAGCGCCGGGAGCATCACCAGCAGCGCCTGGCTGAACGGCTGCGCGGGATGTCGGACCAGCAACTGGTGCGGTGGGCGGCGAGGATGAAGCGGTACGGGGAGGCATACCGGGAGGAGTGGGGCGAGGACATCCTGGAGTACCCCAGTGTCCATCAGCGCTACCACGACCGCGTGACGGCCTATTGGGCCCAGCGGGAGCGCCTGAAACGGGTCGCTTGACGATTTGGCGAGCATTTGGGTATCGTTTTGCCATTGTGCACAGTTGCACCCAATCAACAGATTCCCCCGAAAACCCGGCCCTGGCGCCGGGTTTTTTCGTTTCTGGAGTACCCCATGGCTGAACCGACGAGCAGCGGAGCAGTAGCAGCAGCCGGCGCCGTCGGGCTCACTGCCACCGCGATCATCCCCGGAGTCGACGTCAATGCGGTGATCGGCGGCTTCGCCGGCGCGCTGCTGTTCGTGCTCTGGGCTCACGACCTGACCATGGCCAGGCGCCTCGGCTACCTGCTGGCGTCCTGGGTGGGTGGCTACTACGCCGCCACAGAGGCTGTCGGGCGGGGCGCGACCCAGTTCTCCGGGCTGCCCGCACTGGTCACCGCCGCGCTGATCGTCACGATCCTGGTCGGCGTGCTCGACTGGATGATTGGTGGCCGCGCGCCGGCATGGCTCCAGATCGTTCTGCAGCGCATCGTCGGCATGATCGGAGGCCGGAAAGATGGTTGATCTGGTGACCCTGACGGCTGCGGCCGTCTGCGGCGCTATCAGTTGCCGCATCTTCACGTACCAGCGCCACGGTGCCACGTACCGGTTCGGCGTCTCGCTCTGCGCGTACATCCTCGCCGCTGGGACCGGCATGCAGGCGCTGTCGATCAGCCTGGCCGTGCTGATGGCGCGTCACGCAACGCCGATATCGCCCTACCTGCTGGCGGTCCTACTGGTGCTGCTGGTGCTGGTCTACCGCAACAAGGGCAACATCGCGCCCATCCTGAGGCTCAGTTGAGGTGATCCATGGCGCTGACCAAGAAACAGCGCCTGTTCGTCGACGAGTACCTGATAGACCTCAACGCGACGCAGGCCGCGATTCGGGCCGGCTACAGCACCCGGCGGGCGACGGAGATCGGCTATCAACTGCTTCAGCGGCCGGAGGTCGCCCAGGCCATCCAGGCCGCCATGGCCGAGCGCTCGAAGCGCACCGAGGTCGAAGCCGACTATGTGATCCGCCGCCTGCGCGAGATCGACGAGATGGACGTGCTCGACATCCTCGAGGACGACGGATCGTTCCGGTCTATCCGCGACTGGCCCAAGGCCTGGCGCCAGTTCCTGTCCGGCATCGAGATCGCCGAGTTGTTCGAGGGCCGCGGAGACGACCGCCGCATCGCCGGCGTGCTCCGCAAGGTCAAGTGGCCGGACAAGCTACGCAACCTGGAGCTGCTGAGCCGGCATGTCGGCACCGAGTCTGCCGCGCTCGACTTGGAGCTCAAGCGCCTGGATGTCGCGAAGAAGCGCGCCGAACTGAAGCTGCTGGAGAATCCCGAGGACGATGCGCCGCCGACCAGCGTCGCGGTGACCATCATCGACGCGAGGGTGCGTGATGCCGACGCTGAATAGGCCCCAGGCGAAGTTCCTGGCGCTCCCGCACAAGTTCTGCGGCTTCGTGGCCGGGTTCGGCTCCGGCAAGACCTGGGTGGGCTGCTCAGGGCTCGCCCAGCACGCCTGGGAATGGCCGCGCATCAACGCCGGCTACTTCGCGCCGACCTACGCCCAAATCCGCGACATCTTTTACCCAACGATGGAGGAGGTGGCTTTCGACTGGGGGCTGCGGACCAGGATCAACCAGGCGAACCACGAGGTTCATCTCTTCAGCGGTAGCGCCTACCGCACGACGATCATCTGTCGCTCAATGGAGAAGCCCCAGACAATCGTCGGCTTCAAGGTCGGCCGGTCCCTGGTGGACGAGCTCGACGTCCTGTCGCTGGTCAAGGCCCAGCAGGCCTGGCGCAAGATCATCGCGCGGATGCGCTACAAGGTGGACGGCCTGCGCAACCGTGTCGACGTCACCACCACCCCGGAAGGCTTCAAGTTCGTCTTCCAGCAGTTCGTGAAGCAGTTGCGCGAGAAGCCGCACCTGCAGGACCTGTATGGACTGGTCCAGGCCAGCACCTACGACAACGAGGCGAACCTGCCGGACGACTACATCGATTCGCTGATGGAGTCGTACCCGCCGCAACTGATCGCGGCGTACCTGCGCGGCCAGTTCGTCAACCTGACGTCGGGCACGATCTACACCGCCTACGACCGCACCCTCAACGCCTCGCAGGAGACCGTACAGCCCGGCGAAACGCTGTTCGTGGGCATGGACTTCAACGTCGGCAAGATGGCCGCCGTGGTGCATGTGAAGCGCCTGGGCCTGCCGCATGCGGTCGACGAGATCGTCAACGGGTACGACACCCCGGACATGATCCGCCAGATCAAGGAGCGGTTCTGGCTGTACGCCGACGGTGACTACCGACCGACCTGCCAGATCAGGATCTACCCCGACGCCTCCGGCGACTCTCGCAAGTCCGTCCGGGCCAGCGAGACCGATATCGCGCTGCTCAAGCAGGCCGGCTTCATCGTCTCGGCGCCCGCCGCCAACCCTCCGGTCAAGGATCGGATCAACTCCATGAACGCCATGTTCTGCAACGCCAAGGGCGAGCGGCGGTATCGGGTCAATCCCGACCGCTGCCCGACCTACGCCGATGCCCTCGAGCAGCAGGTGTGGGGCACCAACGGTGAGCCGGACAAGTCCGCCGACATCGATCACCCCAACGATGCTGCGGGCTACTTCATTCACAAGGAATTCCCGGTCGAGCGACCTGCGGCCGTTGTTACCACCCTGAGGTTCTGACCATGAGCGATTCCGTTTGCCAGTGCTGCGCTGCTGTCGAGGAGATGCGCGAGCACTGGAAGCTGATCGATTGCATCAAGGGCGGTACCTCGGCCATGCGCGAGGCGGGGGAGGCGTATCTGCCCAAGCGGCAACTCGAGACGAGGGAGGACTATGAAACGCGGCTGAAGCTGGCGACGCTGCACCCCGCGTTCGAGGAAACGGTCGGCGCCATGGTGGGGCGAGTGTTTGCGAAGCCGGTCGTGATCGGCGATGACGTGCCGCAGGAGATCGCCGACCTGCTGACCGACGTGGATACGGAGGGACGTGACCTGCAAGTGTTCGCCCAAGACTGGTTCCGCGGCGGGCTGGAGTATGGCCTGAAGTTCGCCTTGGTCGAGATACCGCAACGGCCAGAGGATCTGCCGAACACACGGCAGGCCGAGCAACAAGCCGGCTTCAGGCCCTACGGGGTGCTGATCGAGCCTGGCCAGGTGCTGGGGTGGAAGACCGGCAAGGTTGCTGGTGTCGACAGCCTGACCCAGTTCCGCTTCCGGACATGCCGGGTGGAGGAGGTGGACGAGTTCACCGACGAGTCCGTTGAGCAGATCCGCGTGATCGAGCCCCACCGGCATCGAGTGTTCGAGGAGGGCAAGGACGGGTGGGAGATGGTATCGGACACGCCGAACACGCTCGGCTTCATTCCCTTGGTGCCGTATTACACCGCGCGTACCGGGTTCCTCACGGCGAAGCCACCACTGCTCGAACTCGCCCACCTGGTGGCAAAGCACTGGTGGCTCCAGTCCTCCCTGGACAGTCTGGTTGATGTCGCCTGCGTGCCGATCCTGGTGATGACTGGCGTCGACTCCGGCGACGAACTGGCCATCGGTGCGCGCTCCGCTGTGAAGTTGCCTCGGGAAGCCGACATGAAGTACGTCGAGCACACCGGCGCTGCCATCAAGACCGCGCGGGAACAACTTGACTCACTGCAAGAGGAGATGCGGCAGGCCGGTGCGAAGCTGGTGGAAAAGTCCACCCAGGTCATGACGGCGAAACAGTCTGGCGAGGAATCGGCGAAGGAGACCAGCAAACTGGCGATGATGTGCCAGGGCCTGCAGGACAGTCTGGTGCTGTTCTTATCGTACCTCTCCCTCGCACTGAACAACCGCGCCGAGGGCGGCACCGTGCAGCTCCAGCCGAATCTCGACCCGGATTACGCTCCGGCCGAGACCATGGGTGTGCTGCAGCGCATGCGTGACGGCGGCTCGTTGTCAGACCAGACCCTGTTCAACGAGGCCCAGCGCCGCGGCATGCTTGCCGAGGACCTGGACTGGGAGTCGGAGCAGGAGCGGATCCGCAATCAGGAGCCTGCGATATGACTCGCTTGGAGGTGCTGCTGGCGGAGCTGTATACCGACCATGGTATCGACCTGATCAGGACCACGGCGGGTATGTCGAAGGAAGTCGAGGAGAAGATCACCGAACTCGCCGAGGAGTTGGTGAAGCTGCTGCAGGGCCGTCGGTTGCCGCTGAAGAACGTAAAGGAGGTCAACGCGATCCTCGACGAGGCGGCCAAGGCAATCAAGGCGCAGTACACCGAGATCGCTGCGGCACATGATGCCAACCTGCGGCAACTCGCGGTCATCGAAGGAGGCTTCGCGTCGAGCTCAGTCAACAGTCTGGTGAGCCGGCCAATCATGCTCGGCGTCGGCAAGAACCGACTCAGCGCCGTGGTTGCGAATACGCTCATCGAGGGCGCGCCTACCAAGCAATGGTGGCTCAAGCAGGCTGCGGATGTATCGTTTCGGTTCTCCGGTGTGGTGCGCAATGGCTTCGTGAATGGCGAGACCACGGAACAGATGGTTACCCAGATCGTCGGCCGCCGGGCTCGGGGCGACCAACCGCCGGTGAAGGGCTTCATGGATGTCAGCAAGCGCGCGGCTCGGACCTTGGTCCACAACAGCGCCCAAGCGGTGGCCAATGGCGCCAGGATGGAGGTCTACAAGGCCAATTCTGGCGAGAATGGACCGGTGAAAGGGTATCGCCAGCTCAGCACCTTGGACTCGCACACCACGGAAATCTGCATGGTCTACGACCAGAAGACATGGGATCTGCAGTTCAGGCCTGTGGGGCACTCGTTGCCGTACAAGCAAGGTTGCCCGCGGCACTGGGGGTGTCGCAGTACCACTCTGCCTTGGCTCAAGACGATGCGTGAGCTGGGTATCGACGTCGACGAGGTGAAGAGCACCCGGGCGTCGATGGACGGCCAGGTGCCGGCCAGTCTGAACTTCGAGACATGGCTCAAGGGTAAGTCAAAGGCCTTCCAGGACGAGAAGCTGGTGCCTGGCCGCGCCGACCTCTGGCGCCGAGGCGTCATCACCTTGAGCGACCTGTTGGACCAGCGGGGCAACCCGCTGAGCCTGGCGCAACTCAGGTCGCTGTACGCGCCCGACTGATCTGATCACCAATTCGTGTAGGCCCCGGCAATGTCCGGGGCTTTTTTATGCCTGCGTTTCGGATGGAGCGGGGCGCCTTCCGGGCCGGATGGCCCATCGCAATGGCCGGATGGCCGGAGAAAGACGAGATGAAACTGAAGACTGTCGAAGTCGATGGCAAGCAATACGCCGAGGTCCAGGATGGCAAGCCGGTCTACGTGGAGGATGACGGTAAGGAGATCGCGTTCGATGCGGTCGGTACCCGAGCCACCATCACCCGCTTGAACGGAGAGGCCAAGCAGCACCGCGAGCGGGCGGAGAAGGCCGAGAAGATCGCAAAAGACTTCGAAGGCATCGAGGACCCGGCCGCAGCGCGCAAAGCCCTGGAAACCGTCGCCAATCTCGACGCGAAGAAGCTGGTGGATGCCGGCGAGATCGAGAAGGTGAAGGCTGAAATCGGCAAGGCTTACGACTCCAAGCTGACCGAGGCCACCACGCGCGCGGAGCAGTTGGAGCAGCAGCTCTACGCCGAGAAGATCGGCGGCAGCTTCTCCCGCTCGAGGTTCGTAGCCGACCGCCTGGCTGTTCCGGCCGACATGGTGCAGTCCGTGTTCGGCAAGCACCTGAAGATCGAGGACGGCAATGTCGTGGCCTACGACGCCCACGGCAACAAGCTGTACAGCAAGGCCCGTCCCGGCGAGGCCGCCGACTTCGATGAAGCGCTGGAGATTCTCGTCGACCAGTACCCCTACCGCGACCAGATCCTGAAGGGCTCTGGCCACTCCGGCGGCGGAACGCCCCCGGGCGGCAAGCCCTCCGGCAGCACGGCCAAGTCGCTCGCCGACTGCAAGACAGAGGCCGAGAAGGTCGCCTACCTCGAAACGATCAAGTAAGGAGGCCACATGGCTTTCGATCTCGCTGTATTCAACAAGCAGACCTACACGGCTCTGACCGAAACCGTCGCCCAGGCGATCGACAAATTCAACCAGGCATCCGCCGGCACCATCGTTCTGCAGAACGCGCCGGCGCAGGGCGACTTCGACATCAAGGCCAGCTTCAAGCTGATCGCCAACCTGGTGCGCCGCCGCAACGTCTACGGCAACGGCGACGTGGCTGCGACTCGTCTGACGCAGTTGCTCAACGCCGCGGTGAAGGTCGCCGCCGGCACGCCACCGATCGAGTATGAGGCGGCCCAATACAACTGGGTGTTGCAGAACCCGGCGTTGGCGGCCCTGACCATCGGTGAGCAACTGGGTAAAGCACGGGTCGCGGACATGCTAAACACCGCCATCCGCGGCGCGGTGGCTGCAATCAGCGGTTACTCCGACGCGACCCATGGCAGCGCCACCGAGACCGCAACCTTCCGCACCCTGAACAAGGCGGCGTTCAAGTTCGGTGACCGCGCCAACGCCATCGCGGCCTGGGTGTTCCATTCCAGCGTGGTCAGCGATCTCTACGACAACGCTCTTGCGAACGCCGAGAACCTGTTCACCTACGACGGCGTGAACGTGATGCGCGACCCGTTCGGCCGTCTGTTCGTGGTGACCGACGCCGACTCGCTGATCGTGCCGGCCGGCGCTGATCCCGAGGCCAACCCAGCTTCGTTCCGCTCGTTGGGCCTGGTGCAGAGCTCGGTGCTGGTGACCGGCAACAACGACTTCGACGCTGTCCTGAACCGCACCACCGGCAAGGAGAACCTGGGTTCGGTCTACCAGGCCGAGTGGAGCTACAACCTGGGCGTGCTCGGTTACACCTGGAAGACCGGTACGGGCGGCGCCTCGCCGAACGATACCGCGATCGGCACCGCGGCGAACTGGGAGCGCACCGCCACCAGCGTCAAAGACACCGCCGGCGTTCTGGTGCTGAGCAAGTAACCGCAGAGGGGCCGCCAGGCCCCCTTTCATGAGGTGGAAAATGACCAAGAAGATTCTGTGGTTCGTAGCGGGCCCGGCTACCTCGGACCAGATGGAGTTCGCCCAGCGCAATGGGCTGACGATTCGGGATCCGCTCGCCTATCGCCAGGGTGACTTCCTCGAACAGGCCGATGCGGTGGCCGGCGAGGTGCCGCGGGCATACTCGGCGGCCTACGGCCTGATCGAACTGCAAACCAGCGGTGCTGCGAAGGCTTCGGGCGGCCAGGACGGCGAGCCAACCCTCGACGATATCAAGGCTGACCTGAAGGCCCTCGGCGTTGCGTTCGATGGGCGTGCAGGCAAGGCTGCGTTGGCGAAACTGCTCGCCGAGGCGAAGGCGGCCCAGGAGCCCTCGCAGTTGAACGACGAGCAGGTGCTGGCGCGTCTCGTTGAACTGGGTGTCGAGGTGCCGGAAGGCGCCACGTCCGATTCGCTGCGCGAGCTCCTGAAGGCGACCGAGGAGAAAGCCAATGGCGGTGGTGACTGAGGGTGACAGCGCCAACAGTTACGTCTCCGTCGACCAGGCTACCGAGTATCACGCTCAGCGCGGCAATGCTGCCTGGGCGTCGGCCTCCAATGACAGCCGCTCCTCGGCACTGATCAGGGCGACCGACTACATCGACCGCAGCTATCAATTCCGAGGCTCGAAGGTCGACTCGGACCAGCCGTTGGAGTTTCCACGCACCGGCCTGGCCTGGCCGAACCGGAAACTGCAGGCCGCAACTTGCGAACTGGCCCTGCTGGCCCTCGACGGGCCGCTGGACACGGTACAGCAGGCCTCCGCTGTGAAATCCGAGACGGTGGGGCCCCTCACCACGGTCTACGCCGATCCGGTGAACCAGGGGCAGCCGCGCTACGTTGCAGTGGATCGGCTTGTGGAGGCGCTGACAGTCGGCGGCGGCATGTTCAACGTCAGGGTGTCGAGGATGAGCTGATGGCTGATATCTACGACCGTTCCCGGGCGATGGCCATTCGTATGCTGGCACCGCGGAGTAAGGGCGGTAGGGGGCTTGAGCTACGCCTGACCAAGTTCGAGCAGGGCGAGTACGACCCGGCGACCGGTGGAAGTCCAACCATAGAGCGCCGCTTCGATGGTTCCGGCATGCGCCAGGACTACGATGTGCGGGTTATCGATGGCTCGCTGATCCAACAGGGTGATGTCGAGATCATCATGTCACCAGTGCAGCTCGGGGGGCAGGACATGCCGGCGCCGAGGAACGGCGACCGTATCGAGTTCGACGGCGAGGCCTTCAAGGTGGTGACTGCGAAAGCCTGGAACTACGCCGGACTGGACATCGGCTTCGTCGCGCAGGCGAGGAGGTAGCGCATGGCCCGTGGCTCTCGCATGCGTCAACGCTACTCAGGGCGCCAGGGCAGCTTCGCTGCAGCGGTGGCGCAGTTCCGCGACCAAGCCTTGGCTGCCGGCGATGCGATCTACCAGCGGATCATGTTGGACCTGTCCGTCAAGGTGATCGAGAAATCTCCAGTCGGTGACCCGGAGCGGTGGGCCGCGAACGTCGCCTACCGCCAGCGAGCGAGTGCTGCGGCGGACCGCTACGACGAGAACGTTGCGATTCGCAACACCCTGATCAACCTGAATCCGAGCAACTTCACCAGGAACGGGAAGCTACGTCGAGGCGTGAAGCACGCGAAGCCGCTGACCAAGGCGGAGCGTGACCAGAACTTCGACGTCAACGGGATGGTGGTCGGGCGCGGGTATGTTGGCGGGCGCTTTCGGGCCAACTGGCAGTTCAGCATTGGCACGGCCGCACCGGGAGAGATTGATGACGTCGACCCGACTGGCAGCAAGGCAATTTCTGCAGTGACCGCTGGGGTCCAGCCGCTGAAGCTCGGTGATACCGCCTACCTGGTGAACAACCTGCCGTATGCGGTACCGCTCGAGTACGGGCACTCCAGCCAGGCGCCGGCTGGCATGGTCCGGGTGACCATCGCCGAATTCCAGCAGATTGTGGAGGCCGCCGTCAGGGCGAACCAGGTATGAGTCACGAGATCATTCAGCAACTGTTCGAGGCTCGCCTGGACGTCTGGGCGAAGGCCAAGGGGATCCCTGTCGCGTACCCGAATGTGACGTTCGAACCGACGCCGGGTGCCATCTATCTACGCTGCTTCACGCTGCCCGCTGGCACTACCAGTAGCGACTTGGGCGGCTACCACCGGGGCTTCACCGGTGTGTTCCAGATCAGCATCGTGGTCCCAGGCGGGCAGGGCACCGGCGTTGCCGCAGACATCATCGCCGAGTTAGGTCAGCAGTTCCCTCTCTACAGCGAGTTGTCTCGCCCCGGTTTCTCTGTGCAGGTGGTGAGCCCACCAGCGCCGGGACCCTGGATATCGGGGGACATCGCCGATACCAAACCAGTCTCCATCGGCTATCGCGCCGACATCTTCTGATCGCCCGCATGGGCACACCAGCACCCGCCATGAGCGGGTTTTTTCATTTCCACACGAGGAAAACTCCATGTCCGCAAGCCTCCCCAACGGCGCGCTGCTGGCCATTGCTGCCACCTACGGCCCGGCTATTCCGATTACCGCTGTCTCCAACGCCAAGCCAGCGGTTGCTACCGCAGATGCTCACGGCCTGTTGGTCGGTGACGTCGTGTCGCTGGTGTCCGGCTGGACTGGCCTGAACGGCCGAGCCGTCAAGGTTGCAGTTTCCACCGAGGACACCTTCTCCCTGGGCAATATCGATACCACCGATGTGATCCGCTACCCGGCCGGCGGCGGTATCGGCTCGGCGAAGAAGGTCCTCACCTGGCAGCAGATCCAGCAGGTGATGAACCCGACCACCTCCGGCGGCGAACAGCAGTTCGTCCAGTACCAGTACCTCGAGGACGATGACCAGCGCCAGTTGCCTACCTTCCGCAACGCTCAGTCGTTCTCGATGCCGATCGCCGACGACCCCAACTTGCCGCAGTGGGCGGTGATTGAGGCGGCGGACCAGAGTAAAGCGCTGCAGGTGATCCGCCTGACGCTGCGCAACGGATCGGAGGTTTTCTACAACGGCTACGTCTCGGTCAGCGACACCCCGACCCTGAACGTCAACGAAATCATGACCCGGACCCTGACCATCGCTCTCGATGGCCGCCCGGTTCGCTACAACCCGGCCCCCTAAGGAACTGTCATGGCGAAGAAGTTCAGCATCGCGCAGGCGCCCACCTTCGAATCCAGTGTGGAGATTCCCCGCCTCGGCGGGGAGTCCATCAAGGTGCCATTCACCTTCAAGTACCTGGATCGTGAAGCGCTGGCCGACCTCTACAGCAGTTGGGGAGAGCGGTTCAAGCGCTTGGTCGAGGAGACTCGCGAGCAGTCTCTGGAAGCTTTCACCACGGTTCAGATCGACCTCCAGGTCGAGCAGGTACAAGCCGTTGTGGCCGGGTGGGGGTTCGACGAGGCGTTCACCGAGGCCAACGTCCGGCTGCTGGTGTCCTCCCTGGTCAGCGTGCCCGAGGCCATCCTCGAGGCTTACCAGAGCGCCTACAACAGAGGGCGCTTGGGAAACTGAAGCGCGCCGCACAAGAACTCTATCGGCCTGCAGCCAGCGCCCAGGAGCTGGCGCAGTTCGGATTGTCGCCGGATGACTTCGACGAAAGCGACGAGCAGATGGAACTCTGGCCCTGTAACTGGACGGCATTCATCGTCTTCGAGGCGATGAGCACCCAGTGGCGGGCTGGCATGTGTGGCGCAACAGGCCTGGACTACACCGCATTGCCGGTGGTGATGCAGATGTGCGGCGTAGCCGCTGGTGAGCAACCCGCGGTATTCGCGGATATCCGGGTGATGGAAGACGCTGCGCTGAAGGCCTTCCGCGAGCAGAGGGAGTCGGGATGAGCAACTTCGCCGAACTGGGCATCAAGGTCGATTCGAGCCCGGCCGTAAAGGCGGCCGAGGACCTCGACAAGCTGGTCGACTCCGCCGATCAGGCCGAGCAGGCAATCGACAACCTGTCCGACGCCAGCAAGGGCCTCGAGCAGGCCACCAAGGGCGTGTCGCGCGCGGAGGAGGACGCTGCCCGCAGTGTCGAGAAGGCGGCTGGTGCTCGTGAACGCCAGGCTGCTGCCAGTCGGAAGGTATACGACAGCGCTGCTGGCGAGATATCCATCATCAGCCAGTTGGAACGGGCGCTCTCCGGCAACGTCGCCAACATCGACGATCTGATTCGCGCCGAGAGCTTGCTCGAGCGGGCGCGCAAAGCCGGCCTGACCACGCTGCAGGACGAAGCGCAGTATCAGGATCGCCTGGGTGCGGCCTATGACCGGTTGCAGAAGGCGGAAACCAAGGAGGCCGCCGAGAAGCAGCGCCTGGTTGCGGCGCAGAACCGGCAGATCGAAGCGATGCAACGCACGGTCAACAGCATCGATCCGGTGACCGCTGCGTTGGCCAGGCTTGAGAAGCAGGAGGCCGCGTTGCGTGGGCTGCGCGCCGCCGGCGGGCTGGATGACGCCGGATTGGCCGCCGGCCTGGAGAAGATCGCGGCGAAGCGGCGGGACATCGAAGGTACCGGCGGCGCGATCAACAAGCTCGGGCTGACCAGCAAGGAAGCGCGCGAGAACGTGCTGCAGTTGGGTAACGCCCTCTCAACCGGTAACTGGCGGGTCGCCGCCCACAACATCGCCGAGATCGGTGTGAACGCCGGCGGCGCCGCTCGCGGTGTTATCGGCGTCCTGGCCCCGATTGGGCTGCTGGCAGCGGCGATCGGTGGCTTGAGCGTCGCTTATCTTGCTGGAAAGCGCCAAGCTGATGATTTCAACAAGGCGATCATCAGCACTGGCAATGCCTCTGGACTGACAGCTCAGCAACTGACCGACATGCTCGGCCGACTTGGCAAAAGCGGAAACTTCTCAGAGGCATCTGAGGCTCTTCTGGCGCTGGTTCGGTCAGGGCGGCAAGTAGGAGGCGCTTTCGAGGATGTCGCGCGCGCGGCTACGGAGATGTCTGCCGTAACCGGGCGGAGCGCTGGGGACATCGCAACTGAACTGGCGGGTGCCAAGGGTAAGGTTGCGGACTTGGCGGCTGAATACAACCGCCAGTACCACTTCATGAACGTCGACACCTTCGCTCAAATCGAAGCTCTGGAGCGGCAGGGACGTTCAATGGATGCCCTGAAGCTGCTTGCAGGGACGCTGGCCTCGGAGATGAGCGCTCGAAACCGAGAGATTGAGGCGTCGACCCGCGGAATCGTAAAAGCCTGGGACGATGCGACGAAAGCTGTAAAACGGTATTGGCAGGAACTTAAAAGCCGGACCGCTGCAGACCCTGAGACATTCAAGCTTCAGGTTTTGCAGGGCCAACTGGAGGACTCACGGAAGCTCCCGGATTCCACGCTGAACCGGAAGAACATTGAGTTCCTCGAAAAAGAGATTGCCTTGCTTCAGAAGCGGATCAGCGTCCGTGAGGAGGGGCGACGGGCTCAGGCAGAAGGTCAAGAGGACCAAGATAGCTTCATCCAGGCCAGCAAGGACCTGAATGCTCAGCTTGATAACGTATCGCCTGCGAAGAAGCGGGCAGCAGCCATTCGCGAGCTCAATGCGCAGTTTCTTGAGCTGCTGAAATCATCGGAACGGCTTGGTAAGAGGAGCCCTCTGCTCGAGGGGGTTCAGTACGATGGGCGTTCTTTCTCTGGCGGTGCGTACGACCAACTGCGCAAGGGGATTGAGGAGCGCCTGAAGGACCAGAAGGGCTCCGCCGGTTCGGTGGACCTACGCGCGGCCAACGCCGCGAAGAACAGCTTGGCCGAGATCACCGCGACCTACCGTAACGCGCAAAAGGAACTGGAGGCATCCCAACGCGCAGGCGTGATCAGCGCGGAAAGCTACGCGCAGCAGCGGATCTCGATCATCCAGCAGGAGCGGGATGAGGTCACCCATGCCTACGAGCGTGAAATCGCAGCGCTGGAGGCTGCCAGGGCGAAGCAAGGAACGTCGGCAGCCCAGCGAATCCAACTCGACCAGAAGATCGCCGACGCCAGGTCGGCCATGGTCAAGGCGCAGAAGGACGCGGACACGGAATTGGCTATTCTGGCTGCGAACGAGGATGGCAGGCTCGCCCGGCAGAAGGCCGCCACTAAGGCCTATGTCGATCAATTGGAGCGGCAGCGGGCTGCGCTTGCGGCAGCCGGGACTCGAGCGGCGAACTCCCTTGGGCTTGGTGATCGCCAGGCTGGGCTTCAGAGCAGTCTGGATGGCGCAACGGACCGCTTCAATGACGAGCGCGCCAAACTGCTGGACCGCCGCCGCACAGCGCCGGACAAGTACTCGCAGGAAGACTACAAACGTGACTTGGTGATCTTGGCGGAAGCCGAAGACAAGTACCGGGATACGGTGATCTCGAACTACGACAAGATAACCAAGGCCCAAGGGGATTGGCGCAGCGGTGCTTCCTCTGCCTTCCAGACCTATCTGGAGAGTGCTCGGGACGTGGCGGGTCAAACCAAGAGCCTGTTCACCAGCGCGTTCAGCAGCATGGAGGACTCAATCGCCAACTTCGCCACGACCGGCAAGTTGTCGTTCTCCGACTTCGCCAAGAGCATCCTGGCCGACATGGCGCGGATTGCAACGCGCGCCGCTGCCTCGCAGGCCCTTTCGTCCCTCTTCGGCGGATTCTTCGGCGGTGGAAACGCTGCCGCGCAGTCTGGTGTCGACAACCTGGTGAGCAACAGCGGGCTGTTCGCCAACGGTGGTGCGTTCGCCGGCGGCGTGCAGATGTTCGCCACTGGCGGGGCCTTCACCAACAGCGTGGTCAGCACGCCAACTGCGTTCGGCATGAGCGGCGGCCGTATGGGTGTGATGGGCGAAGCGGGGCCAGAGGCCGTGATGCCGCTGACCAGAACCTCGTCCGGGGCCCTCGGTGTGCGCGCTATGGGCGGCGGTGGTTCGCAAATCAACGTCGAGGTGAACATTGCCTCGGATGGTTCGGCCAACGTCTCCAGCAGCCAGCCTGGCCTGGACCAGTTCGGTCGCGACATCGGGACGTTCGTCGAGCAGAAGTACCGACAACTCCTGGCGCGTGATCTGCGGCGTGACGGTGCGATCGGCCGCGCCATCAACGGGTAGAGCACATGGCAATCGAAACCTTCACTTGGGCCACCGAGAGCGGTGGCGAGGGCGACATAACCTTCGCCACCAGGTCCTCGCAATTCGGTGACGGCTACAAGCAGTTGGTGAGCGAAGGTCTGAACAGCAAGTCCCAGAGCTGGCCGGTGTCCATCACCGGGCCGGCGGCGACCATCAAGGCCGTGATGGACTTCCTGGACCGCCACACCGGCGCGCGTGCATTTCTCTGGACGCCGCCCCTGGGCGGCCTGGGCTTCTACACCTGTGCGGGCTACCGGCCCGTCAACCTCGGCGGCCGGGTCTACCGGCTGACCGCGACCTTTGAACAGGCATTCCATCCATGACACTGATCACCGATATCCAGAAGCTGGAGCCGGGCGGCGAGGTCGTGCTGTTCGAGCTCGACGGCAGCGACTTCGGCGCCGACGTGGTCCGGTTCCACGGTCACGCTATCCCGCACAGTCCGCAGGAACTGGCCGCTGCCGGCGCCAACGCCGACCAGTTGCCGGCGAAATCGATCTGGTGGCAGGGCCACGAATACGCGGCCTGGCCGGTGCAGATCGAGGGCATCGAGGCCAACAGCGATGGTACTGCGGCGCGGCCGAGCTTCACCGCCGGCAACGTCAATGGCCGGATTACGGCGCTCTGCCTGGCGTTCGAGGACCTGCTCCAGTTCCGCCTCACCATCCGGACGACGCTTGCGAAATATCTGGACGCGGCGAACTTCCCAGGCGGCAATCCCGACGCTGATCCCTCCCAGGAGATCGTCGAAATCTGGTACTTGGACCAGAAAACCAGCGAGGACGGCCAGTACGTGGCCTGGGAACTGGCCTCGCCAGGCGACGTTGGCGGCGAGCAGGTCGGCCGGCAGATGACCACCCTGTGCCACTGGGCGATGACGGGCGGGTACCGCGGGCCCGACTGCGGCTACACCGGCCCGCACTTCGACATCGACGGCAACCCCACCGATGACCCAGCCCGGGACGAGTGTGATGGCTGCCTGGGCACCGGTTGCATCCCGCGCTTCGGTGAAGGCAACCAACTGCCCTTCGGCGGCTTCCCTGCCGTCTCGATCATCGCCAGGAGCTGACCATGCTCAAGCACATCCTGTCTGCCGTGCAGAAGCACGCCGCGGCAGAGTATCCGCGCGAGTGCTGCGGACTGATCATCCGTTCTGGCCGGAGCCAGCGATACGTTCCCTGCGAAAACACCGCTGCCGACGCCGGCGAAGAGTTCCGCATAGCACCCGAGGCGTACGCCGAGGCAGAGGACCAGGGAGAGATCGTTGCCGTGGTGCACAGCCACCCCGATGCCACCAGCCGACCGAGTGCCGCCGACGTCGCTATGTGCAACGCCTCGGGCCTGACTTGGCACATCCTGAGCTGGCCGGAGGGCGACCTGCGTACCATCGAGCCCGTCGATCAGGTGCCGCTGCTCGGGCGCGCGTTCGTGCATGGGGTGCAGGACTGCTGGCAGGTCTGCGCCGACTGGTACCAGAGGGAGTGGGGCATCGAGTTCCCGCACTTCGAGCGTGCTGATGGCTGGTGGGAGCAGGCAGACGGTCCAAGCCTCTACGAGCAGCGGTTCGAGGGGGCCGGCTTCATCCGGGTGGACCGGCCGCAGCGCGGCGACATGATCGTGATGGCGGTGGGGCGCACCGCGCACCCGAACCACGCTGGGATCTACCTGGCGGACGACCCATCACTACCTGGCGAGGATGCGCAGCACTTCGGCGCCGGGCCGTTCCTGTTGCACCACCTGTATGGGAAACCCTCAGAAATCATCGTGTTCGGCGGGCCGTGGCTCGACCGGATGCGACTGGTGCTGCGGCACGTCAGCTAAATCAATCGCTAAAGCGGCTAGGCCGCAGGAGGATGTATGAACACCAACGATTCTTGCACCAAAATCACCGCATGCCTGGACGTGCTGGCAGTAGCGCTCGCAAGTCACGGCCACAAGTGGTCGGACAGGGAGCGCCAAGCCTACGAAGAGGCTATCGAACTGGCCTCTACTTCTGCCGGTTGTAGGGAGACTGGTTCGTCGGCTTCAGACTAATGCCGAGCTCAGACGCCTTGGTATAGACGGCGTCCTCCGTTCTCCCAAGCTTCAGGCCAATAACACGTGTAGGCGTGTTCTCTTTGGCGAGGCGCTTGAGTTCGGCGACATCCTCTGCGCTCCAGGGCGTGCCGGTGTTTCTATCAGAAATGGACATTTGACCTCCGTGGTCAGTAGCTCGCGCCGATTTTGGCGCACCCGGTCCCTGGGCCCTTTTGCTCAGGGTCGGGAACCCTGTGAGGTCATAACGCTACTACGCCTCTTCCGATGCCGGTAGCTGGGGATGCGTACAGATCTGACAGGCTCCAGTGCAGGCTTCGTCGTTTCCGGTGGTGACCACCTTAAATCAGACCAGATTCTTGCTTGAAAGCGAAAAACAACGCCTTCTAAATCGGCGATCCTGGCTTCACCGGCCAAAAAAGCAAAACCCCCGAGAGCTGGCCGGCTTCGGGGGTTTTTGTTTCCACCCCATGAGATAGGCATGAGGAGAACGTACTTGGATTTTAGCAAGATCATTCGCGAGGTGCGAATCATGACTGACAAACTGTCGCCGCCGCGCTTTTGGGCGCTTTGGTTGGTTTTCTTCGTGATTGCTGTTGGCTACCTGTCCAGCAATCTTCCGTGGGACAGGCTGCTCAGTTGAGAGATGCGCAGTCAGGGTGGGAGAAAATGAACGCAAAGGACGCTGGAATCGTTGGCAAGCGGCTAGCCAACGCCGCACTCATCCTAGCCACAGGCGTAGCTATTGCATCCATCATAGCAGCCATCGGAGTTGTGCTGGGTTGACTGAAACCGACCGCTAAGCGATCGGCGCTGCGGTATCGGAACGCGAAATGAAGCGGCTGTGCCGCGGGAGGAGAGTATGCAGCAGCGCTACTTGCTAACCATCCATGACCTATTTACGGTGCGCGATGGCGTGCGGTGCGGCGGTGAGGCGTTCGTGGCGATCCTCGACGATCAGGATGAAATCGACCGCTTGAGATTCGCCGGCATGACGAGTCCAGGCAGCCCTGGGTATCGTCGTAGCTATTCCGGGAGGCCTGGGCTCACCGCACGACTGGTTTCTGGTCCAGGGCGTATCACCTTCGAAGCGATCAGCTCGGCGGCGTGAGTCCGCCTAAAAAATCATCGGTGCCAAGGCGGTGTGAACCAACGTCGGCCGCTATTTTGTTCGCCGGGCTTTGTGCATTCTGGATGGGCGAGAAGGACAGCGGTTGACAGGGCAGGGGCTACTCCTACTAATCCATTTTCTTTTGACTTCCGGCTCTTCGTGCGAGTTCTACAGCAAATTCCGGATCTTCCTTCATCTTCGCCAAGCCCCAATCTATAGCTTCCCCGATCAGATCATCAAGAGACTGCCCAGTACGGACCGAAATCTCATCAAGCCTATCAAGAATTTTCTTCTTGAGGACCAACTGCATCTGAGCACCACCTTCCGTCTCAAGGATTAGAGAGACTGATTCAGGCTCGTCGTCATAATCCTGAAGCACTTCCACGGGCACATCCAGGGCCTTTGCCAGCTTCACTAGGGCGGTCATGCGTGGCTTAGACACTCCTGTCTCGTATCGGCCGATTTGGGGGACGCTGATGCCAGAAGCCCGAGACAGGTCTTTCTGAGTCATCTCGGCGTCTGCGCGTAGTCGTGCGAGCTTGGCAGGGAAACCCTTTGGGTGGTGCATGCTAATTCCAAATCTTCTGACTGAGCAATGATGTATTCGAAACACTCTTCCTGCAACAGGTGATGTCTAATGATGTTGACAGTGTAACTGCAAATGATGCCTAATGATGTCTTGTGATTGTTAAGGAGGTTTTTCTAGAAAGGCGAAAGCAAAGCTCGATACCCGCTGAGCTTGATACCTGCGGTGAAGATGCAGGCAGAGGAAGAGGCGAAAAAGAATCGTCGAAGCCTCAACGCCGAGCTGGGCTTGCTGATAGAGGAGGGTCTGAAATGGCGCGAAATGCAGAAAACGCAGGCAAATGCCTGAAATGAAGAAGCCCCAGGTGTTGGCGCACCCAGGGCTTCGGGGAAACGTCGAAATCTACGAGGAAACCAACGTCATGCACGATCATAGCACAACGACTGCTCAGGTCATCCCGTTCCGCCAGAAGGAACTCCTGCTGGTGGGCAATGCAGGGGAGCCCTTCGTGCCGATGAAGCCGGTGGTGGAGGGCATGGGGCTGGCCTGGCAGAGCCAGCACCGCAAGCTGCAATCAGGTCGATTCGCCACCTGCATCACCGAAATGGTGATTCAGCTACCGGGGGACACCCAGCGTCGTCCAGTTTCCTGCCTCCCGCTCCGCAAGCTCACCGGCTGGCTGATGTCGATCCACCCGAATAAGGTCCGTCCGGAACTGCGCGAAGGCATCATCGCCTACCAGAACGAGTGCGACGACGTGCTCTGGGCCTACTGGAACGAGGGCGCCGCTGTTCGGCGTGATGACCGAACCGCGGCCAGCGTACTCGCCACCACAATCGGCACCGATGGCTTCCACTGCCTGGCTGCCGTCGTCGATGGCAAGGTGCGGCACCTGCCGTCGGCGATTCGCCGAGGCGCCAAGAACCACATCTGGAGCCAGGTACACAAGGCGTTCAGCGTCGTGACCGCCGAGGACATCCCGGCCGACCAGCTCGACAGCGCGCGGAACTTCATCGCCGCCTACGCCTTGGAAGGCGAGTGGTTGCCGAAGGATAGAGTCGCGTCAGCCGTCGACACCTGCTCGTGGTCGAACATCGCGTTTCTGGTCGACTGCGTGGAGAAGTGCTGGAAGATCGTTGAGAGCCGTCGTCTGGCCACTCACCTCAGCGGGCTTGGTTGTAATGCTGGCGTCGAGTTGGCGAGCTTCCTCTGGGATGGCCTGGGTTCCGCAGCGCACGTGAGGAAGTACTGTGCCAACGAGCTGAACTGGCATAAGGGGGCTTCGGCATGAGCATGGAACTGCTGACCCTTCGCATAAAAGGGGTATCCCCCCTCATGATGCATAGCGACAAGTTGGCCAACCCGCTGCACCCGGCAACGAAGGCGCATCGTGAACTGACCAGCAAGCGCAAGAAAGTCGATGACGACCACGTTGCGATCGCCAGATCGGAGTTCATCGCCGGCGTGTACTTCGATGAGACCTCGGGCATCCACATTCCGGGCGCGAACTTCGACGCGACGTTCCTGGCCGGCGCCAAGCTGCAGAAGCTCGGCACCCACTGGAAGCGTGGAGCGCTGGTGATGACCGACAAGGCCTCGCTGGACTTCGACGGGCCGACGACGCCGGAGGCGCTCTGGGGCGACCAGCGATTCGTGGATTGCCGCGGAGTGAAGGTCGGCCAGGCCAAGATCATGCGGTACAGGCCGATCTTCCTGGACTGGGCATGCGAACTTGAGGTCGCCATCAACACCGACGTGCTGGACCTGCAGGAGGTCAAGAAGGCTATCGACGACTCCGGCAAGTTGATCGGCGTGTGCGAGTACCGTCCTCGCTTCGGGCGTTTCGAGGTGGTCTATGGCTGACGTGACGAAGTACCCGGTGCACAAGCAGGCTGTCGAAGACTTCCTCAAGGAGTTCAAATATGGGGACCTGGTCGGACACGACTGGCTTGAAGCGCGCTTCGGCATGCCTTCGATGAATGATTCCAAGGCGCTCACGGTAGAGCAGTTCCGCGATCGGCAGTTCGAATGGTTGGCCAACGTCGAGGCGTTCAAAGCCGAACTGCTTCGAGACCACCAGGTCTGCCTGCAGTCGGTTCGCGGGCGCGGCTACCGCTGGGTGCCGCCTCATGAACAGACCGGCGTCGCGATGGATGAACTGGGGCGCAACGTCCGCAAGGTCTTCCGCAGTACCGGGCAGAAGCTTCGGCATCTACGGATCACCGAGTTGACGGACGAGCAGCGCCGCGACAATCTGGACCAGCTCGCGAAGTTTTCCGCTTTGCGCGGAATGACGAGGAACGCTCTGACCTGAGCTTCACAGCGTACAGCGCATCCAGTGGGTGCGTTGTGCGGTGGCGAAAGCTGCTATGCGGATAGTTACGCCGAGCTGCGGCGTGCTAGGCCAAGCCTTGGTTAGCCTGGGTTCGGTTTGCTAGGGTATGGGCTGAAAACAGCGTAATACCCCTTCAATGAGGGGGTATTGCGGTGGCGGCAGTCACCACTGGCTCCGGCGTGGTTGGGTATGTTCTGCTACGGTACGGCATGGTTCGCTGTGCTATGGCTGGCTGCGGCGGGGTAGGGCATGGGCCGTAAACGGCATAGAAAGGGCGCCTTCGGGCGCCCTTTCTGTCTCTGCTGGGCGGGCTCTGGGTTTTGATGCTGCCCGGCTGATGGTAGAGTCCAGGCCTTCCATAGTTTCTGCGGAGAGCAATGGATGCGCATCCTGGGAATTCTTGCGCTGGTGGTTGGGGCCGTGCTGCTCATCAGCGCGCTCGCCATGGACACTACTGTCGGCACCACGTCTGGCGATCGAGTGAACAACATAGGCCTCATTGCTGCCAGAGAACAGAGAACAATCATTGCTGGCATTGCACTCATTATTGGCGTACTGCTTGTAGTGCTTGGAAAAAGGAAGGTGCTTACGCCGACGCCTGCAGTTGCCTTTGACTCTCGGCCATGTCCGTATTGCGCAGAAACTATTAAGTGTGCCGCCGTCAAGTGTCGATTCTGCGGCGCGGACGTGGAAGCGACCCCGGCTCCCGAGGGGCCGCCTCCTCTAACTCATGGGTGGACAGTGAATATCGCATGCAAGCCCGGAGAGGAATTTGATGGGCATCTTGCGAAGCTCGAAGAACTTCAGCTGCCAATATTCTCCAGTGCTGAATCGACAATTGTGGTCGGACCATACGCGGAGAAGAAAAAGGCAGACTCGGTGAAAAGAAGGCTTAGTGCAGTCCACTATATGCATGGAAAATTGGACTGGATAGAGAAGAAGTAGATACCCCCGCTGTTTATCGATTTCAGTGCAGAACCGCCTCCGGGCGGTTTTTTATTACCTGGAGAAACACATGACCACCGCAGCGCACCACACTCCGATGACCACCATCAAACTCTACGGCGCGCTCCGGCAGTTCGGCCGGGAGTACCGCATGCTCGTCGGGTCGACTGCTGAAGCGATCAAGGCCTTGTGCGTGCAGATTCCAGGCCTCGAGCGCTTCCTCGCCAATGCCCACCTGCGAGGTATGGAGTTCGCTGTATTCCGTGGGAAACGGAACATTTCCGAAGATGAGCTGCAGTTCGGGGGCGTCGAGGAAATTCGCATTGCTCCGGTCATGCGTGGCCGGAAGCGTGGCGGGTTGGTGCAGACGATAGTCGGGGCTGTGCTGATCGCTGCTTCCTACGCTTTTCCCGTCATAGCCCCGTATGCGCTGCCTGCAGGGATAGGGATGGTTGCCGGCGGCGTCATCCAAATGCTCAGCCCCCAAGCCCAGGGCCTGAAGCAGAGCGCGGCGCCGGAGAACCTGCCCAGCTACGCCTTCGGCAGCGCCAGAAATACCACCGCCAGCGGGAATCCGGTGCCGATCTGCTACGGGAAGCGCCGGTGGGGCGGGGCGATTATCTCGGCTTCGATCTACGCCGAGGACAAGGTGTAGCCATCCGCGTGGAAAGGGGGCAAGATACATATACGTTGCCGATTCTTACAGCCGCATGAGTTGCGTTTGATAATCAAAAACTGTATGGTTCAGGCATTGTTGGAACAAAAGTAACTGACTTCCCTAAGGCGCCTAAAGGCGCTTTTTTTGTGCCCACAGAAAACCCAAAGCCTCGGACGCCCCACGGCGTGCCGGGGCTTTTTTGTGCCCGCCCCCCCAACTGGGGCACACGTGCAGGCTAGGCTCGCTACCGAAAAGGGTCGGTCCAGCTCCGCCTACGCCCCTGCCTGCACTTCTCTTTTTCAGGCGGATGGAGCATCACTATGTCTAACGTTATTCCCTTCAACTACCAGGGCCAGGCTGTTCGATTCAATTCCGATGGCTGGATCAATGCCACGGATGTGGCCAAGCGTTTCGGCAAAAAACCGGTGGAATGGCTGCGCCTGCCGGATACGGTGAAATACACGGACGCACTGGCGCGCCATTTAAATGTGGGGGAATCCCACCTTTTAGTTAAGACTTCCAAGGGGCGTGCCGGTGGCACCTGGCTGCATCCGAAGCTGGCTGTGGCATTTGCTCGCTGGCTCGATGTTGATTTTGCTGTTTGGTGTGACCTGCACATCGATGCTCTCCTACGGGGCGAACTCACCGAAAAGCGGCAGTTCGACCGTGCGTGCCGCGAGTTGCGTGATGCTCGGGAACTGGCCAGCCTCAATGGTCGTGAGTTAGCCCGGTGGAAGCAGAGGAAGTCGGGACTGATTCAACAAGTCGAATATTGGCGTGACCAGTTGCAGATGACCCTCGGCTTGGATAGCGCCGCGTAGGCTCTGCCTGGCCCACCAATGCCCGCTTCGGCGGGCTTTTTCATGCCCGGAGGAAAGCATGGGCGCAGTTCACCAGCACCTGGCCGGCCGCAAGGGCGGCAGTAGCAAGCCGAAACAGCCGGTCGAGGCACCCGACAGCCTGCGCTCGGTCGCGATGGCCAAGATCCTGCTCGCCGTGGGCGAGGGCGAGTTCGCCGGCGTTCCGAGCGAGCGCGATATCTACCTCGACAACACCCCACTGATGGACCCGAGCGGTAACCTGAACTTCCCGAACGTTAAGTGGGAGTGGCGCGCGGGGTCGGTGGACCAGGACTACATCCCTGGCATTCCTGCGGTTGAGAACGAAACCAGCGTCAACGTCGAGTTGCGCAGCGATACGCCCTGGGTGCGCTCGCTGAGCAATACCCAGCTTTCCGCAGTGCGCCTGCGCTTCGCCTGGCCAGCGCTCCAGCAGCAGGACACCAACGGCAACATCGGCGGGTACCGGATCGAATATGCCGTAGATCTGGCCACCGACGGCGGCGCCTATCAGGAGGTGCTGCGCGAGGCCGTCGATGGCAAGACCACCACCCGCTACGAGCGCTCCCGCCGGATCGACCTGCCGGCGGCCACCAATGGCTGGCAGTTGCGCGTCCGCCGCCTGACGCCGAACCAGAACAACAACCGCATCGCCGACACCATGCTGGTCGCCGGCTACACCGAGGTGATCGACGCGAAGCTGCGCTACCCGAACACGGCCCTGCTGTATGTCGAGTTCAGCGCAGAGCAGTTCAGCAACATTCCGGCTGTCACAGTCGACTGCCGCGGGCGGAAGGTCCAGGTGCCGAGCAATTATGATCCGGAGACCCGTGCCTACCTCGGCATCTGGGACGGCACGATGAAACAGGCCTGGACCGACAACCCGGTCTGGCACACCTACGACATCGTGACCAACGATCGCTTCGGTGTGGGTAAACGCATCAAGGCTTGGATGGTCGATCGCTGGGAGATGTACCGGATTTCCCAGTACTGCGACCAGTTGGTGCCGGATGGGAAGGGTGGCCAGCAGCCGCGACACACCTGCAACCTGAACCTGCAAAGCCGCGCCGGGGCCTGGGAGCTGCTGCGCGACCTCACCGCTATCTACCGTGGTATGGCGTACTGGGCCCAGGGCCAACTGAAGATCCAGGCGGATATCCCGCGCGCCACCGACGTCGATTTCGCCTACACCAGGGCCAATGTCATCGACGGCCGCTTCAGCTACGGCTCGGCCAGTGAGCGCACTCGCTACAGCCGTGCCTTGGTCAGCTACGACAATCCGGCGAACAACTACGACACCGACGTGGCTGTGGCCACCGATAAGCGCCTGCAGCGGCGTTACGGCGACAACCCGGTCGAGGTGGCAGCCATTGGCTGCACCCGCGAGAGTGAGGCCCAGCGGCGCGGAAAATGGGCGATCCTAACCAACAGCCAGGATCGCACGGTAACGTTCCGTACCGGTATGGACGGGGCGATTCCGCTGCCGGGATGGGTGATTCCGGTGGCTGACGCGCTGCTGGCTGGACGGGAGATTGGGGGGCGGGTTTCTGCGGTTGCTGGCCGAGTGATCACCTTGGATCGCGATACCCAGGCAAAGGCTGGCGACCGGCTGCTCCTGAACCTGCCCAGCGGTAAGGCTGAGGCGCGAACCGTGCAGTCGGTTGCCGGGCGCGCGGTGACCGTGACGACAGCCTACAGCGAGACCCCGCTACCGGAACTGGTCTGGACCCTCGATGCCGACGACCTGGCGGTGCCGCTCTACCGTGTGATGAAAGTCAGCCAGCCGGAGCGGGGTGTCTTCGAGATCACTGCGCTGCAGTACGAGCCCGGGAAGTTCTCAGCGATCGACACTGGCGCCAAGTTGGAGAGCCGGCCGATCAGCGTTATCCCGATCACCACCGTGGCGCCGCCGGCGAGCGTCACGCTGACCTCGCACTACCAGTTCGATCAGGGGTTGGCGGTCAGCACGATGACCATCGCCTGGCCCCCCGTGGAAGGGGCTGTCGCCTACGACGTCGAGTGGAAGAAGGACAGCGGCAACTGGATCCGCCTGCCGCGTGCCGGCACCACCAGCGTCGATGTGACCGGCATCTACGCAGGAGGCTATCTGGCGCGGGTGCGCGCGGTGTCGGCGTTCGACATCACGTCGGTCTGGAAGAGCTCGATCCTGACCCAGCTCAGCGGTAAGACCGGCGCGCCACCGGCGCTGGCGTTCCTGCGTACCACCAGCGGACCGTGGAAGATCGGCCTGGAGTGGGCATTCCCGGCCAGTGGCGCGGCGGACACCGCCTACACCGAGATCCAACAGTCGGTTACCCCGGGCGGCAGCGAACAGAACGCAACTGCCCTGGGCTTGTTCGCATACCCGACCGACACCCACACGCTGACCTCGCTGGCGGCCGGCGCTCGCCTGGCCTTCCGCGGGCGGCTGATCGACCGGACCGGCAACGTCGGCCCCTGGTCGGCCTGGGTCGACGGTATAAGCTCGACGGATGCGAGCGAGTACAACGAACTGATCACCAAGGAGTACGTCGAGTCCGCGCTGGGCGAGCAGTTCTTCGCCGACATCGATCAGATGCAGGTCGATATCACTGGCCTGCAGGACCAGATCGACAATCTGACCGATGTGCTGGCCTACGACCCGACGAAGACCTACGCGAAGAACGATATCGTGCGGGTCGGCAACCGGCTGTATCAAGCGAAGCAGGCGGTGCCGCTCAACGCCTCGCCGCCGAACGCGACCTACTGGGCCGACATCGGACAGTCGATCGAGACGGCCAACGGCCTGGCCCAGCAGGTGGCCACCAACACCGCGGATATCACCGAGCTCGACGGTAAGGTCGAAGCGGCGGCTTCGAGCCTGGATGTTCTGCAGGCTGCCGCCCGCCGGGAGCCGGCGACCGGAGAGAAGGCCGATGCGCTGAAGGGCTGGGACACCATTGCTCGAGCCGCCACCGAAGTCACCGTGCGGGCGAACGAGGATGAAGCGCAGGCGAAGCGGACGAGCTTGCTTGAAGCGCGTACCGGGACCGCGGAGGGCAGGATCGCCACCGTGGAGTCGGTCGTTGCGTCGAACAATGCCGTGACCGTCCAGCGGCTGGATCAGCTCACCGGCCAGGTTGCGAGCAACGCCTCGGCCATCAGCACCGAACAGACCGTCCGCGCCAACGCGGACAGCGCCCTGGGGCAGCGGGTGGATACCGTCAGTGCGCGCACCGATACCAACGAGGCGAACATCCAGACCACATCTCAAGCGGTTACCTCGCTGGATGGAAGCGTCAAGGCGCTCTACAGCGTGAAGCTCCAGGCGCATGCCAATGGCCAGAAGTACGCCGCTGGCTGGCAACTGGGCTTCGACAGCGGTACGAGCGTGACGACCATGGCGTTCCAGGCTGATCGGTTCCTCTGGTTCAACAGTTCCAGCGGGCAGACCGTGGCGCCGGTCTCGATCGTCGGCGGCCAGATGTTCATCAACAACGCGATGATCCAGGACGGCTCGATCACCAACGCGAAGATCGGCAACGTGATTCAGTCGACCGCCCTCGGTGCCAACGGCGAGCCGCTGTGGAAGTTGGATAAGGGCGGCGCGTTCACAATGAACAGCGCAACGTCGGGAGGGTTTATGCGTCAGACGGCAGAGGCAATAAAAGTGTATGACGGAAACTTGGTGCTTCGAGTCCAGATCGGGAATCTTGATGTATGAGTTACGGAATGAGAACGCGTTCGGCCGGCGGCTCAATACTCTTTGACAGCAACAATTACTCATTGAGGATGGTCTATCGTCGGGACTTGGGGAACATTCCTCAGGGACTTTCAGTTACGGTCCCTGGGTTCGACGGTTCTAAAGGTGTCATGTTTGTCGTCTGCAATACGCCGGATTCTAGATCTTGGATTCCCAGGCATACCATTAGCGGCTCGACTATTGCGTTTGGTTGGTCCGGTGATGTAACAGCGAATTACACTCTATATGCGGTGATGTTCTCATGAGTTTCGGTGCGAAGTTTGTTGGGAATGCCGGTCAGGTGATAATCGATCAGGACCACCCTTGTCTGCATCTGGTTGCGTCTGGTACCTACCCAGCCACTAATGCCCAGATCATCAACGTCTCGTACCCATCTCCGGTGCGGAGCCCGCTCCCACCGTTTGTTTTCTTTTGCCCTAATGGGTCGCATCACATAACGATGTTCCAGCATGCTGGTTCGGCTGGGAACTGGACGGGTTTCAGCTTCTACGTGAAGGTATTTCAAGATACAAGCGGCGTCGTACTGGGAGGGAAGTGGAAGGCATGCGCGGTGTTCATGCCGAAAACTGGCGGATGGGGGATGCAGATATTCGACAATCAGTCGAGAGTGGTATTTGACAGTAACAGGGATCTTGTTCGGTTCATAAGTGGTACCCAGATGCTGAATTATTACGGCACGAATGGTAACTATCTGGGGTATTACACCCTGCATTCATGGGCTGCACCGTGGCTGCATGGGACTGATGGGTATTTTCTGGTTAGTCATTTCAATGTACAGGCGCAACCGCCCCAAGGTGATACTGGAGAGTGCTCCATTGGGTTTGTTACTTCGGCCCGAAACACAGTCGTAGCAACTGTTCAAGTCGGCGGACCTGGGCAAGACGCAATACGAACACCTTTCCCATGGCCTCTTCTGGCCATTGCATAGCAGGAGAACTCTATGGCGTGGTACTCAACCGGAACCGTGGCGGTGACCGCAAATAGCCCGACCGTTACCGGTACCGGCACACAGTTCTCGTCCAATGCCCGAGTCGGCGACGCATTTCGCGGACCCGATGGACGTTGGTACGAGGTCACAAACGTCGCCAGTTCGACGGTCATCTCGATCAAGCCCAACTACCAGGGCAGCACGGCCAGCGGCCAGGCCTATGCGGTGGCGCCGATCCTGGGCTACGACAAGGACCTGTCGGATCGATTCAACCTGATCGCCAACCAGTGGGGGGCAACCCTGGCGGGGATCAAGCCCTGGGCGCTTTCTGCAAATGCGGCGGCAGCGCGGGGGGATCTCGGCCTCGGCAGTGCGGCGGTACGGGAGGCGCTCGGTAGTTCGGGCGCGCTGTACTCTCGAGACAGCATTCTGGGCGCCGTTTCGCAGTCGAGCGGCGTACCGACCGGTGCGGTGATTGATCGCGGGAGTAACGCGAACGGGGAGTATGTGCGGTTCGCGGATGGGACGCAGATTTGTTGGACGAACACTCTCACATTCACCGCTGGGGTCTCATCAGTCGGTGCGAACTGGTCGTATCCGGCGAGCTTTAGTTCCTCGTACCCCATCGCTGGGGCTGTCTCCGCTTCTGGTGCTGGTGGAGACTATGACTCTGGCGTGTCGGCGAGAAACCAGGGAGCGGCCTACTTCAATCCATCCGCGGGTACGGCTGGGGTGGGGTTCTTCTGCATATCGTCGGCATCATTCACGTCAGGCGCTCAGACTAGGAATAACAGGGTCGTCGCCATCGGGAGGTGGTTCTGATGATCATCAAGTTGTCACCGTACGCACCACTGCCAGGCAGCGACGAGCACCTGTCGCTGAGCAGGGCTGGCGATGTACTCACCGTGAACGGCCAGGCGTTCGACTTCACTCCGCTCCCGGAGGGCGGCGAGTTGCCGACCGAGGCCATTGGATCGGAGTTGTTCGCTGGTCCTGTGGCGCGAAGGGATGGCCGGCTGGAACTAACCCTGCGGTTCCCGCTGGCCGCTGATGCCAGTGCCGCCGCTCGCTTCCCGGAGCCGTTGCTGATAGAGACCGATGGCCCGGTGGAGTTACCGCGATGATCGACTGGAGCCAGGTAAAGACCGCTGAACAGCAGGCGCAAGAACGCCGGCAGGCTGAGTACGATGCCGCAACCGCGGCGCGGGCAAATGCCTACCGCCTGGAGAGTGACCCGCTCAAGACCGAGGCCGAGTTCGACGCTATCAAGGCCGGCGTGGAACCGGACTACTCTGCCTGGATCGCCAAGGTCGAGGAGATCAAGGCTAGGTATCCGCGGCCGGACGCTGGCGGCGTGTAGGCTACCCATTTTGAATGGGGGCATGGCCGTGCTTGTGGTTCATCGGCGCGTATCGCCCGAACTTGCGTATCTGCCTTGGGCTGGTCGCTGCAACCTCTTCGTTCACGTCTGGAGCGCAGGCGGTCGTAGGGTGGCGGGCAGGAATCAAGGAGATATGGAGATATAGATTTTCGTCAGATCGGATTGGGATATTCCATGGTGGCGCCATTGAATGCCTCTGGATTTCGGCCAGAGGCATTGATTAAAATTTTCGCTGCTCCAGATTGGGAGCAGCATGACCGGGCTACTGGGTTTTCCCTTCTGCATAACCCTGCCACTTCTCAGCGCGGTCACTCAGGAACTTATCTCCGGTGACTGAGCTTAGTGCTCTGAGTTGTGCAATATGGATCGCATGGTAGCGTGGCGCGATATGCGGCGCTCGAGGTTGAAGATACGGAAGGCGAGAGTGCGTTATATAGCTTAGGTCATACGCGGAAAATGTCCCAAGGTCGTAATATGGGAGAATTTTTTCTAGTGTTTCGATACCGTCCTTGAATAGCTTATCGGCCTCAGCCGAGTTCGTTTCGGTTGCCCAGTCGTACAACCCGAGGAGAGTAAACATGTAGCCGTTCAGAGTGAAGACGTTCGGCTCTACCGGATATTCAAGGAAAAAAACGCGGCCTGACAACGATTGGTCAAGGTCTTTAAGTGTTGACTTTGGGCCGTATGGGTATGGAGTCTGTAGGAACTTCAGAACCTTATTGCCAGCGTCCAGCCATTTCTTGTCCTTGTCAATCGCATAGGCTCTGGCGAAGACACTTAGGGCCATGCCTTGATCCATGCCGGAAGTCCAGCCTACCGCCAGTGCTTGGGTAGAGGTGTAGTGTCGGTATGGGTATGCATAGCGCAAGGCGCCGTCATCACCCATTAGTGACAATAGTTTCTCCGCGAGAATGAAGAACTTTTTGGTTTCGTGACTTTCAGTAGATCGTCCATGTTCAGCCAGTGCAGCAATAGCTACCGTGCCAGCAGAGTAGTTGAACTTCCCGCCCTGGAAAACCATAGGAATTCCTTGATCGTCAAGCTTCAGGGTTTTGCTTGGACGATGGAAAACGGTCTTCCCGTAATTTAGATAATCTCCTGTCGAAGAATAGACCTGTGATCGATGATCTGCGTTCAGGCCCTGTTTTCGATACTGATATGCGTTTGAGAGGCCTAAGTTTTTCTGTTCTTGCGTAGGGCTGTGTGTTGGCCAGCTTTCTTTACTGAAGTCGCAGGAAGATAGTGCTAAGGCACCCATTGTAATTGCTACAATTCGCTTCATTACTTTGATTCCATTATTCCGGCTGTCTCGCTCGAAACGTCTTTCCGCCAGGAGTACCGATTCTTAAGACGCATTATTGGTTTTTCGAAGAATACGTAGCTCAGCGGCGCTACGATGAATGTTAGCCACACGCCAATGTCAACCGGAGGAGGGAATGTTCCTCCTGAGCGATATGGTCCGTTTCCTGTAAATATTCCCTGCCAGACGTATAGTCCGTAACTGATAACGCCAAGAACGGCAAGTGGCTTGAACTCCAAGGCTTTTACCAGCATAGAGTCTTGATTGTGGAAAATATAAAGGACAAGCATGCAGACGGAAAACAGCCAGATTACGTCCGAATTAATGAAGGCTGGAGTCGCTACGCCAAAAACTATGGATACCAGTAAGATGCTAGATGATGTCTTGTCTTTCGCTACGGTCACAATCGATGGGATAGTGCAGATAAATGCGAGTATGCAGCCTGCCAGGATCGGCAGCATCGCTGGGAATGTCCAGCGATTCATATAATAATTCTGGTTGTCCGGATAAAGTGAAGTTCCAATGATCACGCATGCAATCGCTACAGCACCCGCCA